AGATGCAGATATCTCAGAAGATCGACACAACTAGTAAGGCTTTCATTAAAGACGAAGATTATGATGATTACAAACATCTCCGAGGCATTTTCTCCCGAAGCGATGAGTATAAGGTTTTAGTTGGCCCTTATTTTAAGAAATTTGGCGATAGACTATTTTCTCTACCTTGGTTTATTAAGAAGATTCCTGTAGCTGATAGGCCGCAAGAAATATTAGATAAGTTAGAGAAGTATCTTAAAATATTCACCACTGATTTCTCTCAGTATGAAGCAACGTTCGTTCGACGTTTGCTCAATATTGAGATGTGGTTATATCGCTTCACATTGCAAAGACATGGAATGCAAAAGAAACTGTGTGATTTATTTGCACACATGACTGCCACAAACAAAATTTCTTTTAAGAATTTTGACGTCTCAGTATCCTGTAAACGCATGTCAGGGGAGATGAATACATCTTGTGGAAATGGAGTTATGAACCTACTCATTACGTTTTTCATTCTCATTGAAGCAGGCAATACCTTTGAAGAAATTGATGCATTTTTTGAGGGTGATGACGGCATCGTTGGATGCAAAATTTTACCCACTGCTCAGCAATATACAAACTTGGGATGCAATATTAAGATTTCAATCCCTGATAGCATTTCTACTGCCTCATTCTGTGGTAATGTGTTTGATCCGATCGCAAAACATAATGTGACTAATCCTATGGAAGCGTCCGTGCGTTTTGGTTGGACCACATCTACATATCTAACGGATAATAAGGTGGCTCATTTGAAATTACTAAAGGCGAAAAGTTTTTCTATTTTGCATGAATATGGCGGATGTCCAATTCTGAGAAATCTTGGCATGTACGGGTTACGCATGTCCAAGGATGTAACTATTGATTTAGCCTATTTGTCTCGTAATTGCAAAACTACTTATGAACGAGAAATTATTTTATTAGAGTCGGAAAGAATTTTAAATCCAAGAACCGACATTACAATTCACATGAATACACGTTTGCTAGTTGAAAAGTTATATAATATTACTGTTGAACAACAACTATACATTGAAAGGTACCTAGATGACCTCATTATACTTCAACCTCTAAATATAGACTTACCATTCCCTTCGGTTTGGCGCGAATTTTATTCTATTTACAGTCTTAATTTGGAGAGTTTTCGAGATCATGTATATTTTCAAAGAAATGGATTTGCCACCCCTTTCTACATGTCTCCTGGAGTTATGAGAATTGCTTATCACTAGGTCAAGCCCAGAAAGACCGGGGTACGACACACTGTACTACCACTTTTAAGCTACTACCTATTTGCATTGACCATGCAACGTGTTGAACAAGCCGAGAAAATTCTTGACAATGTTTGTGATAAACTTATGCTTTCTGATGCTGGCCGCTACTGGCTTATTAATGCAGTTGATCCTTTTCATGACACCATTGTTAAACACCCTGGGTATCCCGACAAAACGTTGGAACCTAGTATTTGTGAAGTCGTTAAGCAGACAACAAGTGTCTCTACTCCTTCCGGAGCTGGAGTGAATTGGGACTGTAATATCTTTATTGATCAAATGCCCTTGAGCACTGCTA